TATTAGTACCAAGCTAAGAAAAGAGAAAACTGTATTTACTTCTGACTATAGTCAAAATAAATTCTATGTTAATAGAGATAACTTCTATGTAGTAGACACTGGAGAAGCTAAATATGCATTAGATGAAACTGATAATATAATGCGTATTATGCCTGAAGGATATATCAATGTAGATATATATGATGCTAATATTAAAGAAGCATATAATGATATCATAGAATATATGGATACAAGAGATTATACAGAAAAGCCACTAGGGGTTTAGCTCCTAGTGGTATTATTTTATTTGGAGGAAACTAAAATGGAATCAAAAGTTATACAAGCATTTAAAGGCGAAATCAATGGTATTGAAATTACTAATCAAGATATCTATTGGGAAGTAGATTATATTATAGGTGATATTGAAAGTCATTTAGATATGGAACTTCCTACAGAGTTCATTAAAGATTTTATAGAAGCATACACTGAATTGTATAATAGTGTAGATACAGAATATCTTTATGACTTCAAATCTGAAATGATTAGTTCTTGGGATATGGATATTGAGGACATTAATGATTTAAGATTTAATCTTGCATATGGATATAAAACTGATAAACTTGATAAAATCAATGAAAAATTATCCGAATGGGATAATACTTATGGTAAGAAATAAGATATAATAATTACCCCATAGGAGCTAAACTCCTATGGGGATATTTCTTACAGCTTATTCTTTTTTATGAATATATATTATAGAGGTGAAATGATATATTGTTATAATGTAATTTTAAGATAAGGAGGACAAATATCATGGAAAAACTTAATCTTATTAAAACTTTAGGGAAACTTTGTGTCTATTTAGGACATACCACAATCAAACGATTAGAAGATCGTTATGTAGTTGAATCAAACTATGCTTATAATGATGGGTATTTCCAATACGATGTATGCCATTATGACAACCTAAATGCAGAAGTTGATTTAGATGGAAACATTTTATCTGCTTATCGTGCTTGTGGACAAGAATTCTGGAATGGTGGAGGTGAAATGAGCGATCAAAGATCGGCAAGATTAGGTGATGATAATTGGGAATTACCTGATAGCAAAACTTTAAAAGCAATTGTATCTAATAGAGCTAATGAAATCTTAGCATTGAAGCCTGGTGAGGAAATTACAATTACTCGTGAAGAGTGTTCCGAACATCGTCGTCAAGCAAATAAAAATAAGGAGGCATAAAAATGGAACTAACTCAATATATCGAAGGATACAACCCAGTGTTGTTAAAGAATGCATTATTTTGTTATAGAAATAAGGTTGAAATGATTAATTTTCCAATACCTGATGATATACGGATAATTGATATAAAAACGGACATTAGATCTCTTTTTAAATTGGAGAAGATGTTAAATAAACCTTTTGACAAAATCACTCTAAAAGATATTCTATTATGCCCATGTATAGTAAAAACTACAATGGTCATAAAGAATATTTATTTTAGATACTTCAATATGGATCTAGTTAATGAAATCTATTACTGGTCCAATAGAAGTGCATTAGAAATAATGAATAAATTCAAATGCACGGAAGTTAAGGCTAATAGTCTAGCAAAGTTTAATTTTGATAACTCAAAGTATCTTAATAGATATGACCCTGAAAAACCTACAATATATGTATCTAAAAATAATGTAGATACACGTCCACATTTATCTTTAGATTTTAGCATAGGGTGTATAAAGATACTTGGTACATCAGATGATCCAATTAAAGATCTTGAATTATTCTATGCTAAAAATAAAGTTAGGTTTACCGCACCTACTATTAAGAAAATTAAGAAAGCTATTAAGCGGAAAAGATTTTATAAAGATTATATAGATAAGATCAATTCATTTATGCGTACACGTAAAATTACTTATGGAAAAAATAAGTATAGTTTTACTTCGGCGGGTGATGATTTCATATATATGTATTATCCGCTTAGATTAGCTTATAGAGATGATATCCCTGGAAGAAAATGGGATAAAGAGTTAGGAGTTGTGAAAACTGATGAATAAAGAATATCGTTTTAATCATATACCAGAAGTGGTATTACGCAATATTAGATTTATTAGAGATAATAATATTGATATTGGTACTGGAGATGATGTCCTAGAATGTATGATGGACATCAATCCAATCGTGCGTACTAAAATCTACGATGATTATGAATTTGCTAAAGATGTAGCAGAGCGTAGATTCGGTAGTACTATTGAAAAACTAGATTTGAGAACAGTTCTTCAAAAGTGTATAACTCGTCCATATAATTCAATTCTAAACAATATCTATTTCAGATATTTCAATAGCGAATTGATTGATGACCTATTTAAGTTAGGTCAATCTTCTAAGGTATTAGACTTGGCAATTAAATATGAGTGTGAATACTATACTGTAAATGCAGCTAAGACTAATATCAGACGTTATAATACTGATGCATACTATAATAAATTTGCAGCAGATTCTAATATCATTAGCTCTCATAGAAGCTTACATGATCCACAAGTTAATGCTGTAAAATCTGCAGAATTCACTTATGATCTATTGATGGCTTCAAGAGCCGAAGAATTCAATCCAGAAATCGTGAGAGAGATCTTCGTTAAGTATGGATTGAAACCAAACTCTTCTAGAAATCTTTATAATAGAATTAATGATAATCTAAATCTATTCTATTATATCGAAGATTACTTAGACGAATACCGTGAAGAAGGTAAATTTATCTATGGCACTAAAGAATATAAGATTCTCAAAGAACTTAGAAGTTTACCTCTTATGGTAGTATTAACACAGTTGACCAGAAAGAATGATTCTGGTTATATTTTAAACTCCAATCTTGAATTGGTGAAAGGATAAAGGTAAGAAAAATGATTACAACTAAAATTATGGAAAGCGTAAAGAATACATTTGAACGCACAGGTCAAGATCTTGAATTTACATATGAACAATTTAAAGATCAATTAACTCCAAAGGAAATCTATGATATCTGCATAAATAAAGCAGAAGTTAAAGATGAACTTCCTAAGGAGGATTTAAATGGAAATAGATTAAATCCATTTATTCATGATGAAGAACCTGAAGAAGAAACAGTAGATACTAAAGACGATTATATTATCGTGGATGGTACTAAAGAAAAAGAAGAACCTGTAGTGGAAGTAAACTCTACACCTACAGTTAGACCGGCTATGGTAATTTCTACAAAAGATGATACCTTGAATTATGAATCCATTGGCTTCGCTATTGGATTCAAAAATGCCGATGCTGATGATTTATTAGCAATGGCTAATGGTAATGCTTTACGATTAGTTCCAGCATTACAATGGCTATATGGTCAAACTGATGACGAAGGAATACGTAACCGTATTGAAGAGCTTACACTAGATGTACTTTTTAATAAATAATTTAACAACGTATTAAACGGAGGATATTGATATGAATGATTTATTAAAAGCCTTACCAGAAGGTATTGATGATATTATTATGGCAGCATTAACAGAAACTGATGCTGATGTAATTAAAATAGCTATTAAAGCTGCAACTATATTTGGTGGAGTTTATACGTTATACCGTACAATTAAATATGCCATTGATAATGATAAACTTAGAGATTTAACTGAACTCGTATCAGCTTCAACTGGTATGGTAGAAGCAGCATCACCTAGTAAAGAAATCAAAGGTGCAATCGATAGCATCTTTGGTTCAAAGGATAAATAATATGGATGTAGGCAGCAAACTTAAATCACTAATTCCGAATAGCCAGTTTGCTGCTGGTAAAAAGGAATTAGTGATAAGATGTCCATATTGTGGACATACATCTTCCGCTGGGAAGAAACACATGTACATAGGCTTATCTAAGGATAAGCCTTACATGTTTAACTGCTTTAAATGTGAAGCAGGTGGATTAGTCAATAGAACCTTTTTGGATCTCTTGAATATTAGAGATGAAGAATTATTACAAGCTATTGATATCCATAATAAAGAGATGAAACAGAGTAGGAGCAATTCCTACTCTGCTAATCATATTAGACAGCCTCTAGTAGCATATGATGCATTTGAGGTTGACTATAACTTATATCCAGATAAAGTGAATTATATTAATGGTCGTCTTGGTACTAACCTATCAGTATCAGAGATGATGAATATGAAGATTATCTTCGATTTTTCTTTTTTTAAACGACAGATCATGAGGTATCTGGGAGCTACAGAATCTGATTTTCAACGAATTCAAAGAGACTATGTAGGATTCCTCTCAGTTAATAATACATCACTCTCTATGCGTTGTATTAGAGAAGTCGATAGTAAATATAGATATCTTATCTGTAAACTAGATGATAGAGATATTTATAATAAAGCTTTCTGTATACCATCTTCTATCCCATATACATCAGATAGAATTATGGTTCATATTACAGAAGGACAGTTTGATATCTTATCCGTATATAATAATATTACCAATAGAGGAATTGGTATATACTTTGCAGCAGCTGGTAATAAGTATTCAGCTGTATTGCAGTATATACTCTCTAGAGGAATATTCTATATGGATATTCATCTATATTTTGATAATGATTCGGCTGGTGAGATAGCTAGAAGACAAATAGAATACTTCATAAAGAATAATATAGCATTCTTTAGAGGATCTAGAGTCTTCTCTCATGTAAACCAAAAGAATAAAGATTTCGGAGTACCACTATCTGATATACAAGATTTCTGTACACAAATACTATAGCGGTATGGGCTTAAAGTCCATACCGCTTTATTTTTTTGTCTTAAACATCACATTAATAAAGGAGGTCGACTATGGGTAAATTCCTTGACACTACATATACAGCCACTATAAACTCTATCTTAGAGTCTCAAACTAAACGGCTTGATAATACATTCTATACATTTACAGATAAAGCTCCTACTACATGCACTTACTATAATATCAATACTAGTAAGAGTACATTAGATGAGTCTACAAACTTAGCATACAGCTATACTGATGGGGATTCTCCATTAAGATATAATAGAATTAAAGATACAGTTATCTTTGGTCTTGATAGAATTCAAGTTCAAATGGATGCTGGTGATTTTGGTCTTGAATCAGATACAATCGAAGG